AGAGTACCTACTTCAACGCTTTCGGGAATTGGAACAAGATTTTCCGGGGTTGAGATCAATGATCATCGAGCGAATTAGGGCAATCAAATGATGCAAATCATGTTCACAGTGCCTGGACAGCCGCACGGCAAAGGACGACCGCGGTTTGCTCGACGAGGAAGCTTCATCCAAACCTACACGGACGCCAAGACAAGCAGCTATGAAGACCAGATCAGGTTTTACGCATTGCAAGCAATGGGCAGCAGCAAACCGCTGGAAACGGCGCTAGAGGCTTTTATTTACGTCAGGCTACCAGTGCCTAAGTCATACCCAAAAAAGCGCGTGGTGGCGTGTTTAAACGGCTCTGAGTGGCCTTGTAAGAAGCCAGACCTTGACAATGTTGTGAAATCCTTCATGGATGCAATGAATGGCATTGTTTACGGTGATGACTCGCAAGTGGTGGAGATTCACACAACAAAGGTGTATGCCGAGACTGCTGGCGTGGATGTACTGATAAAGGAAAAAGAATGAAAGTCACTTGCTGGGAACCCGTCCAAGCGCACAAAGAAATGATGACCGTTGTTTGGCCGATGCTGAAATCCATGCTGATGGCAGGCCACCGAATGACGATTGAAATCAAGCAGAGCAAACGAAGCGTGGAACAAAACGCGATGTTTCACAGCATGATCGACAAAATCAGCAAGCAAATGGCTTCGGCAGGCAGCACCTGGACAAGTGACGATTGGAAAAGATTATTGATTGACCAGTGGGCGCACGACACAAACCGCAAGATTGGCAAGGTATGCCCGAGTCTGGATGGCGAGAGAATCGTTCAGCTTGGCCTGCAAAGCCACAAATTCACTACGAGTGAGAGCAGCGAGTTTATTGAATTCTTGCTGGCCTGGTCAGCACAAAAGGGCATTGATGTTTCCTAAACACCAGTACGTGCGCGACAAAGCCTTGCTAAAACGGGTGGCGCAGCTTGATTGCCAGCACTGCGGCAGTGGCGAGATGGTGCAGGCAGCGCATAGCAATTGGGGCGGCGGAAAGGGCCGAGGCATTAAAGCTGACGACAACCTGGTGGCAGCGCTATGCCTGAAATGCCACTGGGAAATAGACCAAGGTGTTAAACTAACTAAACTCGAAAGGCAAGAAATGTGGCAGAAAGCACACCAGCGAACGATGAGGGCATTGCAGTGATTAGGACAATTATTGTGAGGCTTTATGCTGTGCTTGGCGCATTGATCTTGCTGGGCGGCATTGCAATGATGACCGACAGATTCGGGATGGGTCTGATTATGCTGGGTCTGTTTGGTGTGCCTTGGCTCCTGCTGCTCTGGTGTTTTTGGCCATTTTTCAAGAAAAGCAATGCGTAAATCCAAATACAGCGACAACAAACAAGAGATTTGCGCCAAGGTGCTGGAAGGCATGAGAGGCGGCAAAAGCACGTTCAAGTCATGCGAAGCGGCCGGCGTGAGTCATTCAACTTTTATCGGATGGGTTGGAGAAGATGCTGAACTTTCCGACAGTTATGCGCGTGCGCGAGAAGATTTGCTGGAACGCATGGCCCAGGAAGTTCTTGATTTGAGCGACAAAGAAGTGCCTGAGACTGGCGACGGCAGAAAAGATTGGCAAGCAATCCAGAAGCATAAATTGCAGGTGGACACGCGCAAATGGCTACTGTCCAAGCTGGCCCCAAGGAAATACGGCGAAAAGCTGGAAGTGTCTGGCGACCCGGCAAACCCGTTGGTTCAGCGTATCGAGCGCATAGTGGTCAAATCTTGACAACCCTGCAACTCCAAACGCCTGAGTGGGCATTGCCACTGCTGGACGCCAGCCGATATAAAGGCGCATGGGGCGGTCGTGGATCTGGCAAAAGCCATATGTTCGCGGAACTTATGATCGAAGCGCACATCATTGACCAGAAGCGGCGAAGCGTCTGCGTGCGTGAGATTCAGAAATCGCTGAACCAGTCCGTCAAGCGGCTGCTGGAGACCAAGATTCAGGACATGAACGCCGGCGCTTACTTTGAAGTGCAGGATGCCGTCATTAAGGCCAAGCAGGCCGATGGTGCGATTATTTTCCAGGGGATGCAGAATCACACCGCCGACTCCATAAAAAGTCTCGAAGGATATGACTGTGCGTGGGTTGAGGAGGCACAGAGCCTGTCCCAAACCAGCCTTGACCTGCTGCGTCCGACAATCCGTAAGCCTGACAGTGAACTGTGGTTTACCTGGAACCCGAGGCAGATCAGCGACCCGGTAGATTTCTTACTGCGTGGCCCGACACCGCCCAAAGATGCAACCGTCATCAAGGTCAACTTTAGCGATAACCCTTGGTTTCCGCAGGTACTCAGAGACGAAATGGAGTACGACAAGCGGCGCGATCCTGACAAGTATCAGCACGTTTGGCAAGGCAGCTACCTGACCAACAGCAGCGCACGAGTGTTTAAGAACTGGAAGATTGACGAGTTTGATGCACCACCTGACGCAATCCACCGGCTGGGCGCTGACTGGGGCTTTGCGATTGACCCGACGGTCCTGGTGCGATGCCACATCATTGGCCGCACGCTCTATATTGATCACGAGGCCTACATGGTTGGCTGCGAGATCGTCAACACGCCAGAGCTGTTTATGCAGGTTCCAGAGGCCGAGAAATGGCCAATCGTCGCAGATTCAGCCAGGCCCGAGACAATCAGCCATATGCGGAAGAATGGCTTTCCAAAGATCATGACGGCAGTAAAAGGCGCTAAATCGGTGGAGGAAGGCGTGGAGTTTCTAAAGGGTTACGACATTGTTGTTCACCCGCGCTGCACGCATACTATTGACGAACTCAGCCTTTATTCATACAAGCAAGACCCGCTGACGGCTAAAATCCTGCCGATACTGGAAGACAAGAAGAATCACGTTATTGATGCCCTGCGTTATGCTTGCGAGGGAATCAGACGGGCAATTGTTGTCAAGCCGCAGACTTTCGTGCCATTGCCGACTATGCACAAATGGTAGAAAATCGGACAACCAAGGATAAACATGGCCAGAATTTCCGAAGATCAACGCCTTGCCAATCTGCACGCTGAAGCGTTGAGGCAGTTTAACGACATCCAGACTGCGCTGCGCGACGAGCGCCTGCAATGCCTGCAAGACCGGCGTTTCTACAGCTTATGTGGCGCTCAGTGGGAAGGGCCGCTTTACGACCAGTACGAAAACAAGCCCAAATTCGAAGTAAACAAGATCATGCTGGCGGTCATTCGGATCGTCAACGAGTACCGTAACAACAGAATTACAGTTGACTATGTAAGCAAAGACGGTTCTGAAAACGACAAGCTGGCCGAAGTTTGCGATGGCCTGTACCGTGCCGATGAGCAGGCATCCGTGGCTGACGAGGCATACGACAATGCTTTTGAGGAAGCTGTGGGCGGTGGCATTGGGGCATGGCGCCTGCGGACGGTCTACGAAGACGAGGAAGATGACGAGAACGACAAGCAGCGCATCCGAATTGAGCCAATCTACGATGCCGATAGCAGTGTTTTCTTTGATCTGAACGCCAAGCGCCAGGACAAGTCAGACGCCAAGTTTTGCTTTGTGGTCACATCAATGACCCGTGACAGCTACAAGGAAATCTACAACGACGACCCTACAGACTGGCCGAAAATCATCCATCAGTACGAGTTTGACTGGGCAACGCCTGATATCGTTTTCGTCGCTGAGTATTACAAGATCGAAGAAAAGGCTGAGACCATCCGCATCTTTGAGGCCATTGATGGCACGGAAGAACGCTACAGCCAGACCGATTTTGCGGACGACGAGACCCTGGAAGAAACCCTGATGGCAATTGGTAGCCGTGAGGTGCGTCAAAAGCGCGTCAAGCGGATGCGCGTTCGCAAATACATCATGAGCGGCGGCAAGGTGCTGGAGGACGCTGGCTACATTGCTGGCAAGTGCATTCCCATCGTCGTGGTGTATGGCAAGCGCTGGTTTGTGGATAACGTTGAGCGCTGCATGGGTGCAGTCAGATTGGCTAAAGATGCACAGCGGTTGAAGAATATGCAGCTGTCCAAGCTGGGTGAAATCTCGGCACTGTCCAGCATTGAGAAGCCCATCATGACCCCCGAACAGGTTGCCGGCCATCAAGTGATGTGGGCAGAAGACAATCTGCGGGACTACCCTTATCTGCTGGTCAACCCGATTACAGGCGCAGATGGAGCGCAAACAATCAGTGGGCCGGTTGCCTACACCCGATCAGCCGCAATTCCGCCAGCAATGGCCGCGCTGCTTCAGATCACAGAGCAGGATATGCAGGACATTCTTGGCAACCCGCAGGGCGCTGACAAGATGGTGTCGGGAATGTCTGGCAAAGCGGTTGAGATGATCCAGACTCGCGTAGATATGCAAACCTTTATTTACATGTCGAATTTCAGCAAGGGCATGAAGCGCTGCGGCGAGATCTGGCTATCAATGGCGCGAGAGGTTTACACCGAAGACAAGCGCAAGATGAAGACCATTGCGTCAACTGGTGAGGCCGGCACGGTGGAACTGATGCAGCCAATGATCGACCAGGAAACCGGCGCGATGAAAATGGCTAATGACTTGAGCGAAGCCACCTTTGACGTAGTGGCAGAAGTTGGACCGTCATCGAGCAGCAAACGCGCGGCCACGGTCCGAGCGCTGACAGGAATGCTCCAGCTTACCCAAGACCCAGAAACGCAGCAGGTCATTACGGCAATGGCCATGATGAACATGGAAGGCGAAGGCTTGAGCGACACTAATGCTTACTTCCGCAAGAAGCTGCTGCGAATGGGCGTAGTCAAGCCAACTGATTCCGAGGCTGAGGAAATGATGGCAGAGATGCAGGGCCAGCCGCAAGACCCGAATACGATGTATCTGCAAGCCGCGGCAGAGGAAGCAAGCGCCAAAGCAGCCAAGGCCAGGGCCGACACAGTAGAGACCATTGCCAGCGCCGAGTTGAAGAACGCGCAAACATTGGAGACATTTGCGAAGGTTTCCGAAATGGATGGCGGTCAACAGCAGCAGCCGGCGCAACAACAAATGCCACGAATGGACGAAAAAACGATGCTGGAGATTGAGGCCATGCGCCTGGAGAACCAGCTAAAGCGCAACCGGGTTGAGGCCACAGACACGCAGATTGAGCAGCTACGCGCAGAGAGAACGACCAACGACAGCATGGTGATGGCCAGCGAAATGATGCAGGCAGCAGTGTCTGGCATTGCCGAGGCGGTAGATAAAATCGGAGGTGCGATGGAGCAGCTGGCAACCAGCAACACGCAGAATGCCGAGAAAGCCACCCAGAATGTTGAGAAAGCAATTCAGTCGATCAACAAACCAAAAAGAGTGGTGCGCGAAAAAGGCCGCATTACCCGCATTGAGACGGAGGAATAAATGGCTAACAATGTAGGCTATACGCCAGGCACAGGCGCACTGGTTGCTGCTGAAGAGATTGCTGGTGTTCTTCACCAGAGAATCAAAATCGGCGTAGGAGCTGACGGCGTAGCAGTTGACGTATCAAGCGAAAACCCGATGCCGGTTGACATAGGCATTGACGCGCTCAACCCGCTGCCAGTGACTTTGCCCGACGTTACGGCGCTCAATCCATTGCCAGTAACAATGCCTGATGTGA